ATGGAGAACATGTCGAAGAGCTGGAAGGATGAGGTTATTCTCATTGTGTTCCTAGCTCCTATGATTATGGCCTTTATACCCGGCTTAGAAAATTACGCGCTGGCGGGGTTTGGTGTTATGGATAAGATGCCGGAATGGTATCAGTATGTTATTATTGGCATGATCGTGGTTATCTACGGCTTGCGTGGCTTACTTGAGAAAGTGTTAGCCAAGAAGGGCTTTTAATGAAACTCAGCAACAACTTCAGTTTATCTGAATTTACAACGTCACCTACAGCAGAACGCTTAGGTATCGACAACACCCCCACTAAAGAAGTAACAGATAACCTACAGGAGCTTGTAACCTTTGTGTTGCAGCCTTTACGCGACCGCTTTGGCTCTATTACCATTTCTAGTGGTTACCGTAGTCCTGAGTTAAACAAAGCCATTGGCGGCTCTACTACGAGCGACCATTGCCTAGGATGTGCTGCCGACTTTGAAGTTCACTCACAAGATAACAGAGTAATGGCTCAGTGGGTTGCACATAACCTAGACTTTAAGCAACTAATCTTAGAATTCTATCATGCTGGCAATATGCACAGCGGATGGATTCATTGCTCCTATAAGCAAGGTAGTAATAACAAACAAAAACTTAATGCACTAAAAGATGGTACTAAGACTATCTACACAGAAGGTAAATGGTAATGACTGAATTAGATAGATTTACTAAAATGATGAACGGGTTAGAGGGTAATCGTCCTGTTCCTTATACGTTAAAAGATAAAAAAAGTGGCATTACTATTGGGCGAGGTCTAGACTTAGGCCAACACAACGTTGCTGATTTAAAACGTATGGGCTTACCTCCTGAGCTTATCAAACGATTTGTAGACGCAGGGTTCTTAGGTAAACAAGGACAAGCTGCTCGCGACCACCTAAAAAAATCAGGTAAATTTATTCTGTCAGAACAAGAGATGCTTCAGCTTAACGGTAAGCTAATGACCTCAAAGATAGCAGATTTTAACCGCGACTACGAAAATTACATGGGCGAGTCTGCATCTAAGTTGTCAGAAAACCAACGATTTGCTTTACAAAGTGCTCATTTTAATTTAGGCGAAAACTTATTTAAAGCAAAAGGTGGAGGTGTTACTGACCTCACAAAACAACTACGAGATAAAGACTTTAAGGCAGCAGCTTATAATCTAGCAAATTGGCACGGAGGTAACGCAACACAACCACTTAGCCGTAGAGCTGCTGAAGGTACTTTATTAGGTGGTTCAATAGGGTATGAGGACATGGAACCCCTTCGTAATGTTATAAGTAAACAAGGCGCTATAAAGTTTATGGCTGACTGGGAAAAGAACGCCTCACCTGATTCAAGTGTTAATAACGCCGAAGACCCAGAAGCACAAACCTTTGCCAATTCTTTTGAATTACCGCAACGTAAGTTTGACGTTAAACCTCAAAATACTTTACCACCTAGGGCTAGTGATTATAGTGTTGAAGACCCTGAAGCATATCTATTTTCTAATCGCTCTGAAACCCCACAAACTAATTTTAATCGTACCATCCAACAACCTGAGCAGTTAAGCGAATTCAGTAGTGGAAAAATTACACAACCAGCGTTAAAACCTCTAGACCAAGGACGGATGGTTACAAGGAATCAAGTTACACCTGTAGTTATACCAGACCCTACAAGCCCAACACCTGCAAACGGAACGCCTACTAACATCTTGCGAGATGGTTATGGAAACGCTGTTCGATCTGGTACTGGTGATTTTATCTACACTGGTTTTGATAACCCCCTACTATAATACATGGCAGATTTAAACATCAATCTACTCCCTTGGCAACAGGTTGTTTGGAATGACCCTACTCGATTTAAGGTTGTTGCAGCAGGTCGCCGTACAGGAAAAAGTAAGTTCGCAGCCTATAGGTTAATCGTTAGAGCACTAGAAGCCTCAAGAGGTCAGGTGTTCTACGTTGCTCCTACACAGGGTCAAGCTCGTGACATTATGTGGCAGTCTCTATTGGAGATTGGGCATAGTGTTATTACAGGCGCACACGTCAACAACCTTCAAATAAAACTTGTCAACGGTTCCTCAATCAGCTTAAAGGGCGCTGACCGACCAGAGACAATGCGTGGAGTATCCTTAGCCTATTTGGTTATGGATGAATACGCCGACATGAAACCAGAGGTCTGGGAGCAAATCCTTCGACCTGCACTAGCCGACTTGAAAGGTGATGCACTCTTTATTGGTACGCCAATGGGACGTAATCACTTCTATGATTTGTATCAACATGGGTTATCTGGTGAAGATGACACATTTAAGTCCTTTCACTTTACCTCCTTTGATAACCCCCTACTTGACCCTGAAGAGATTAACGCTGCTAAGAAAAGCATGTCGTCATTCGCTTTCCGTCAAGAGTTTATGGCTTCCTTTGAGGCTGGCGGTGGTGAGTTGTTCAAAGAAAAGTGGATTAAGTTTGACGAAAAAGCTCCTAAAGATGGCGACTACTTTATAGCGGTTGACTTGGCTGGCTTTGAAGAAGAAGGCAGTAAGGGTGTTAAGAATAAGCGGTTAGACAGTACAGCTATTGCGATTGCTAAGGCAAACGAAAAAGGTTGGTATGTTGAGGACATCATTTACGGTCGTTGGGATGTAAAGGAGACAGCAAAGAAGATATTCGATGCGGTTAAGAAGTACGAACCTGTGGCAGTTGGCATAGAAAAGGGAATTGCGCGACAAGCTGTCATGCCCTATCTGTCCGACATCATGAAGAGGACACAGACATTCTTCAGAGTAGATGAACTAAGTCACGGTAACAAGAAAAAGACAGATCGTATTGTTTGGTCGTTACAAGGTCGCTTTGAAAATGGCGCCATAACACTAAACAAAGGCGATTGGAACAGTGAGTTCTTAGACCAGCTTTTTCAATTCCCTAACCGACAGGTGCATGACGACTTGATTGACGCACTCTCTTACATCGAGCAATTGGCTAAAGTGTCATATGCTTTCGATTTTGAAGAAGATGATTACGAACCTATGGATGCCTTCTCAGGCTATTAAGGATAAACATGCCAAACGGACTATACGCAAATATCAACGCTAAACGCAATCGAATTGCAGACGGTAGTGGTGAAAAGATGAAGAAGCAGGGCGCTAAAGGTGCTCCTACAGATAAAGATTTTAAGAAAGCTGCTAAAACAGCTAAAAAGAAAAAATAGCATGGCTAAAGATTCTAAACTAACAAAACCAGATGGTAAGGAATAATATGGATAATGATAAGAAGTATTTGAAGGTTAAAGCTGAAGACTGGGTTATGGATAAGACCGAGCGGTGGCGTGATCACTACGAGGCTAACTACCAGCAGAAGTTTGACGAGTACTACCGTCTCTGGCGTGGTATATGGGACGCGGGGGACAAACTTCGTGATAGTGAGCGCTCAAAGTTAATCTCTCCAGCCCTCCAACAAGCCGTTGAAAGCTCAGTTGCTGAAGTTGAAGAGGCTACATTTGGTCGTGGTAAGTGGTTTGACATCAAAGACGACCGTAACGATAAGGACAACAAGGACGTTGCCTATCTACGTGAGCAGTTATCAGAAGATTTCGTCTTTACTAAGACCCGTAAAGCTGTGGGTGAGGTGTTAATTAACGCCGCTGTCTATGGTACAGGTATGGCTGAGCTAGTTATCGAAGAAGTTAACGAAATGAAGCCAGCAAGCCAGCCTGTAATGGACGGTGCGATGCAAGCTGTGGGTGTAACAGTAGAAACTCGCGTAATTGTTAAGTTACGCCCTATCCAACCCCAGAACTTCTTGATTGACCCCACTGCTTCTAGCATTGAAGACGCTTTAGGTGTCATTATTGATGAGTTTGTGCCCCGTCACCAAGTTGAATTAGGTATTGAGAGTGGTATCTACAACGATGTGGACCTAGAAGACGCTGATTCAGATCGTGACCTAGAGGCTGACAAAGATATTACAGCTTACGATGACGACAAAGTACGGTTAACCAAATATTATGGCTTAATTCCCCGTCACATCTACAATGCTGCAATCTTAGAAGGTGATGATGACGAGTTAGAAGATGAGTTAAATAAGAACAAGGCTAAAGACGAGGACGAGGACGAAGTAAAAGAAAAAGGATACATTGAAGTTATTATTGTTATTGCAAACGGTTCTCATCTACTAAAAATAGAAGAAAACCCATACATGATGCAAGACCGACCTATCGTAGCTTTTCCTTGGGACGTTGTACCCGGTCGCTTCTGGGGTCGTGGAGTCTGTGAGAAGGGCTACAACAGTCAGAAGGCATTAGATGCTGAGCTACGTGCCCGTATCGATGCTTTGGCGCTTACAGTCCATCCTATGATGGCTATGGACGCTACTCGTATGCCTCGTGGTGCTAAGTTAGAGATTCGTCCCGGCAAGACCATCCTGACTAACGGTAACCCAGCTGAAATCCTACAACCATTCAAGTTTGGTAACTTAGATCAAGTAACCTTTGCTCAAGCGGCTGAATTGCAGAAGATGGTTCAGATGGCGACAGGCGCTATTGACGCTGCTGGCATTCCCGGCTCTATCAACGGTGAAGCTGCTGCCGGTGCTGTGTCTATGTCTCTAGGTGCAATCATTAAACGCCACAAGCGTACATTGGTTAACTTCCAAGAGAGCTTCTTAATCCCTATGATTGAGAAGACAGCGTGGCGTTACATGCAATTTGACCCTGACAACTATCCTGTCTCTGATTACAAGTTTGTACCTTCGTCTTCGCTTGGTGTTATCGCCCGTGAGTATGAAGTAACTCAATTGGTGCAGTTGTTGCAGACATTAGGTCAGAATAGTCCTATGTACCCCATGTTGGTATCTAGTGTAATTGATAACATGGGACTTACAAACCGTGAAGACTTAATTGCTAAGCTAGAAGAGATGAATCAGCCTAATCCTGAAGAGCAACAGATGCAACAAGCTCAACAGCAGTTACAGATGCAGACTATGGAAGCGCAATTACAAGTCCTACAAGCCCAAGCAGCTAAGTACAGTGCAGAAGCTCAACAGACACTTGTAGAGACGCAGTTAGAGCCACAAGTTGTGCAAGCTAAGTTAGTTGCTGCTTTATCTAATAACTTACAAGATGGAACTGGTGATGACGTTGAATTCCAACGCCGTGCTAAGGTTGCTGAACTCCTTTTAAAGGAAGAGGACATCGTAA